TGCGGAGCAATAGCCTCATTTTGCGGCAAGGAAGAAAAAATTAAAGCAATTGACGCTTGGAATACCAGAGCGAAGGAGAGCAAAACGGAATGAAAGCGATACCGAGATATGAATTAACGAAGGAAGGGCAAAAAGCTCTGAATGCAGAGGTCAACCGGCAGTTAATCAATCACGCCGAGAAACACGGGTGCAATAATGATGCTCAGGTGCTATTGACCCTGCACTTGCATTACGGTTTCGGCAAAAAGAGGCTCCGTCAATTCTGGGAGCATTATCTTGAAACTGAAAAAGAGCTTATGGATTATTACCGACAGACACCGATAACCGCAGAGGGCGAGCGTGAGAAGGAATTTTACGCCGTATATGAATTGAGAAAAATCGGTGTAGATGTTGAGCATTGGCGAGCGGTAAAAAACGAATGGAAGCCCGAGAACGATGAAATATGGAAGAGGTGATGCCTATGCGAGAATACATACCAAAGGACTGGAGGTGTGATCCGAGCCGGTGGCAGATGATGATACACTATTGCCGCGGCTACCCGAAATGGAAGCAGGAAATCAGCGATATAAAGCTTGCGTACCGGGCGTCGGGGCAAGGGGCAAGCGGAGGCGGTGATGTATCGGAGGTCGAGAGGAAGGTCGAGCGGATGTCTCAGCTCACGGAGAGCGTGGAAATGATAGAGAAATGCTGTCGTGAGGCAACCGAAAATAAGCCGTATGTTTTTTCCTCTCTGCTTTTGAGCGTGACGCAAAAAATCCCGCTTGACGGCATAAACAGCCCCGTAGGGCGCAAGCAGTTAAGCAGGTATCGTAAAAGGTTTTTCTTTTATCTCGATGCCGAGCTTCAGAAAAAGAACATAATATAAAACAACACAGTGACGAATCCTTTGTTTGCAGACTGGAGATTCGTCACTGTGGAAAGGGAACGGACAAAGCCCGTCCGCTCCTTATTCTACACAAACATTTTAATTTTGTCAATAAGGAGACTTAAAATGAATATCTATGAAGCAAGAATAAGGTTAAGTTACTGTGAGGAGTTTGCGCAGGAGTATATTGCGCTTATCAAGAAACAGGCGGAAGCGGCCGCGGATAAGGTCGCGGATAAATACGGCAGCGAAGCAAAGGACGAGATCATGAATTCTATGGCGGAGTATATAGAATACGCGCTGAGGGTACTTTTGCAGAAAAAAATATAAAAAATTTTCAAAATGTCCCCAACGGGGCAAAAAAAGATGATATTTTAATATCATAGAAATTTGCGACAGCGAGCGAAAGCCCGCTGTTTTTTAATAATAAATTTCTACTGGGTGAAGTATGAACAGATACGAGGTAAAGCGCAATAATAAATACCGGCTCACGGCAAACAGACTTATAAGAAGTCGCCCCGATCTTGAAGAACTGAGAAACAGTAATTGCAAGATAGCCTATCTCTCCTCTCAGCAGGAGAAGAAGAAGGGAAACGGTCAGAAGCTTATATGCGGAGAGTGCATAAAGGTCTCTGACAGTATGCAATGGATATGTCCTTATGACTTTATGATTGTTATATATGAGCCGAATGTAGCGCAATTCACCGAAGAACAGATCGAGATATTGCTGTGGCACGAGTTAAAGCATATAGGATTCAAGCCCGATTCCGAAGAGGAAGAATATTACATTGTGCCGCACGATTACGAAGAATTCAGGGAGATAATAGACGAGTGCGGGCTTGAATGGAATGAGACGCCGTGGAGAGACACGAGATAGGTGATTTATTATGCCGAGAGGAGACAATCCGAACAGCCGAAAGAACTTAGCTAAGGGAAAGCCTTTTACCGCCGAGACGGCGAGGGAAGCAAGTAAGAAGGGGCTTGCTACGCAGAAGTATAACGCGAGCTTCAGAGCAGCAGGTAAAGACCTGCTCACGGATGAAGAAATGGCAAAGATGTGGAAGGCTATGATCCAGAGGGCAAAGAACGGAAACATAACCGCATTCAAGACCCTTTTTGAGGTTATGGGCGAGGGTCAGATCATAGAGAACAACGGAGAAATCAGAATAGCATACCTTGTGAAGCAAGACCCGCCCGAGAAACCGCCTGCGGAGATAGAGGAAGAAAATGAGTGATATATGGAGACCTCAGCCCAAACAGATAATCGCTCTGCGGTGCTGGCAGGATGAAGCGCTTTACGGAGGCAGCGCGGGCGGAGGAAAAACGGATTATCTGCTTATGGACGCGCTCAGGCAGATAGAGATTCCAAACTACAAAGGCGTTATCGTTCGTAAAACATTCCCGCAGCTCAAGGAGGTTATAGAGAGGTCGAGGGTGCTGTATAAACAGATATGCCCGACGGCTACATATAACGGCACGGATCATCAATGGCATTTCCCCTCGGGATCCTCGATTTCATTCAAACAGGTGCGGTCATCCTCCTATGTTACGGACTGGCAGGGTCAGTCTTACGATTTTCTCGGCGTGGATGAGCTGACGCATTTAACCTTACAGGAATATTTATATCTCCTATCCCGAAACCGTCCGAGCGGAGGCGGAACAAAGACTTATGTGCGGTGCACGGCAAACCCCGGCGGTGTGGGTCACGGCTGGGTAAAAGCCCGGTGGCACATCGGTACAAAGCCTCCGAATACTACGATATGGACTAAATCAAAGGTCAGAGACCCCGACGGGAATATACACGAAATAATCAGAAGTAAGATATTCATTCCCGCAACGGTTTTCGATAATAAAGCACTATTGGATAACAACCCCGGCTATCTCGCTACGCTTGACCAGTTACCGCAGGCGGAGCGGGATGCTCTTTTGTACGGCTCTTGGGATTCATTCAGCGGTCAGGTGTTCGGCGAATTCAAAGACGACGCCTCGCATTATTCGGACAGAGTGTGGACGCATGTCATTGACCCGTTCCCGATACCCGCTCACTGGACGATCATACGGGCGTATGACTTCGGATATACAAAGCCCTCGGCATGCTTGTGGATAGCGGTCAACGAGGAAGGGCGGAAATATGTGATCAGAGAATTCTACACCTGGACGGGAACGCCCGATGTGGGGAACAAAATGCACCACATTGCCCAGGCGGAGAAGATAAGAGAAATAGAGAACACAGACCCGAATCTAAAAGGCAGAAACATTCTCGGCGTTGCCGACCCCGCGATATTTGATGAATCAAGGGGAATGAGCATAGCCGAAGATATGGCAAAGGCTCCGAATTATGTTGTGTGGAGACCCGGGGATCACAACAGGCTGCCGGGCAAAATGCAAGTGCACTATCATTTGGCGTTTGACGAGGACGGCGACCCGATGATCCAGTTTTTTAAGGGGTGCAAAAACATAATCCGCACGCTTCCCGAATTGACTTATGACGAGACGAATGTGGAGGATGTTGACAGCCACCTTGAGGATCACGCTTATGACGCCCTGAGATACGGGCTTATGGAGAATCCGATCACGCCGAGAGCGAATAAGCCGAAACCTGTTGATAAATACGGCGATTTAAGCCCGCTCGCCGAGAATAAGGGCGAGATCATTCAATTTAACATTTAAGGGGGAATACAAATGCCCGAGATAACAGAGAAAAGAATGCCGATAGACAAAGAGGCAATAAAAAGGGCGTCCTCAATACTTCAAAAATACAAAGACGGCAAGGTAAACCTTGAGCAGAAGATAATCCGAAATGAGCAGTTTTGGAAACTCCGCCATTGGGAGCAGAACAGAAAAGACAAATGGGTACCGGCTACGGCGTATCTTTGGAACGCTATCACAAGTAAGCACGCCGATTATATGGAAGCCTACCCCGAGCCGAATATACTCCCGAGAGAAGCGGGCGACCAGGGGCAGGCGAAAATGCTCTCCGAGATCATACCCGTTATTCTCGAACAGAACGAATTCCGAAAGACCTGGAGCGACTGCGGAACATATAAGCTCAAGCAGGGCGCGGGAATTTACGGCGTATTCTGGGACAAAAACAAAAATGGAATCGGTGACATCACCTGCGAGAAGATTGACGCGCTTAATCTATTCTGGCAGCCGGGCATAACCGATATCCAGCGGAGCCGAAACATATTCCACACCGAGCTTGTTGATAATGACATCCTCGAAGCTCAGTATCCGCAGCTCAAGGGGAAACTCGGCGCGGATGTAAACATATACACGGCAAAATATCTTTACGATGATAATGTTGACACAAGCGAAAAGTCAACGGTTATCGGCTGGTATTATCACAGAACAAATTCACAGGGTAAGAGAGTGCTTCATTACTGCAGATTCTGCGGCGATGAGGTGCTCTCTGCTACTGAGAACGACACGGAGCCTCTGACCGCTCCCGTAATGGATCCCGCGACGGGTATGCCTGCAATAGATGAGCTGGGAAATCCCGTTACACAGATTATCGCACAGCCGAAATCCGAAACGGGCATTTACGACCACGGGCTTTATCCTTTCGTTTTCGATGTTCTGTATGCGGTGGAGGGTACGCCCTTCGGCAACGGAATGACCGATATTTTCAAAGATACGCAGATAGATATAGATATGCTCAACAGAGCGGGCGTGAAAAACTCGCTTATGGGCGCGACACCGCGATTCTTCAAGAAACAGGACTGCAATGTAAATATCGAAGATTTTGCGAATTGGGAAAAAGAAATCATAGATGTTGCGGGCAGACTTGACGAAGAATCTTTAAGACAGATAGAGGTCGCGCCGTTGTCATCGGCATATTTCGAGACGCTCAACGGACAGATCGAAATGCTCAAAGAGACGAGCGGAAACCGTGATGTAAACAACGGTGGCTCTCCTTCGGGCGTAACGGCGGCAAGCGCCATTGCCGCACTCCAGGAGCAGGGCAACAAAGGCATAAGGGATGTCATATCCACCTCCTACGAAGCGTATAAGCAAATCGTAATAATGATTATCGAACTTATCAGACAGTTCTATGATGTTCCCCGCCAGTTTCGCATTATCGGCGAAGGTCATCAAATGGAATTCGTCTCGTATGACAATTCGGGAATCAAGCCGCAATCGCAGGGCGTTGATTTCGGTATGTATATGGGCGAGAGGCTTCCTCTGTTTGATATAGAAGTCGGGGCGCAGAAGGCGACCACATATAACAAAATCAGCCAGAATGAGCTGATGTTACAGTTTTATAACCTTCAATTCTTCAATCCGCAGAATGCAGACCAGGCGCTTGCCTGTCTTGAGGGAATGGATTTCAACGGCAAGCAGGATGTAACGGACAGAATCAAGCGGAACGGCACGCTTATGGATGCCTTTATGCAGTTGTATCAAATGACCCTCGGTATGGCACAAGCCTATGATCAAAGAGCCTTGCCCGCGTTACAGACCCTTGCAATGCAAGTGGGTATGGCACCGCCTCAGATGCCGATGAGCACAATGTCGCAGGATACCAATGCGGTAGAGACAGACGAATTCGGAGGGCTGAAAGGCAAGGAACACCCGTTTGTTAAAAGCGCTCGGGAAAGAGCACAGAACGGCACTCAGCCGAGTTAAGGAGAAATTATGATTACGATAACTTACAGGCAGGAAAAATACAGCTTAACGATTAAAGGACACGCCAATTATGACGAGAAGGGCAAGGATATAGTCTGCGCGGGTGTTTCGACGCTGTTTTACACACTTTGCAACGCCCTTCTGAAAGCACCTAAAACATGGTTTAAGGAAGAGCCTGATATGGCAGATTCCCTTACGAGCAAAACGGGAGTGTCGCATATCAAATGCACTCCCGCTAAAGGGTATGAAACATACATTACGCTGATGCTCGAAACGATTTTGACGGGAGCCGAGCTTATTGCGAGTAAATATCCCGATCATGTCAATTTTAAGGTAATGCGGAAATAACCGCTGCCGATATAATGACACCCCGGAAAGAAAGACGGGAGAAAGGAGCCGAAATGGCTGAAATTTTATTTGATTTGCAGATGTTTGCGGAGGGCAGCGCACCCGCCGGAGACGGAGCAACAACGGGCGAAAACGCGGGCACCCCGACCGCACAGGGAGAACAGGCGGCAACCCCTACCGCAGAGGACAGAGACGCACTCTATAAGAAATTCAAGGAGGATTTCAAGGATCAGTATGATGCCGATGTGCAGGCGGTTGTAAAAGATCGTCTCAAGAAATCCAAAGCCGAGAGCAAAAGCTACAGAGAGCGCCTCGACAAGCTCGCGCCGATCATCGAAGAAACCGCAAAAAAATACGGTGTAGAAGCAGATGACTACGATTCTATTCTTCTTGCCTTCAAAAACGATGACAAGAGATATGAAGAAGAAGCCTATGCCAAAGGAATGACGGTCGAGCAGGTCAAGTACATACATCAAATTGAAGATGAGAACAGAGCACTTATGGCAGCGCAGGAAGATGCGAGGCGGCAAAGGCAGATTGAGGAATGGGACAGACAGTTTGCAGAGCTTCTGTCGATATATCCCAATGTTGACCCGGCGACCGAAATGCAGAATGACACTTTCCTCCGCTATATGAATGCGGGCGTACCCATAAGGGACGCTTTTGAGATTGTTCATAAGGACGAGCTGACCGCAGGCGCAATGCAATTCACGGCGAATAAAGTAGCCGAGAAAATGGCAAACGCCGCGAGGACAAACAGCTCTCACCCCGACGAAAACGGGATGAATAAACAGGCGGCTGCCGTAATGACCCCGAATATCTCTTCAATGACCCTTGAACAAATGAAAGAAATGATTAACAGAGCAAGGGCAGGAGAACAGATTGATCTTCGCAATCATTTTTAATTAAATCTCCTGCCCTGAATTAAGAAAGGACAGGAAAACTATGAAAAAACTTATTTTTGACCTTCAGCTTTTTGCTGAATATGCAGGCAATAACGGCGGTAATTTCCTTAATACCGACCACGTTGACGCAACCGATATGTCCACCACAGCGGATATCGGTGCAGGCTACGGCGTAGCAAGCGGTAATCCGCTCTCAAATCTTTCCGCAGAGATGAAAGAGTTTTACTCGCAGCTTCTGATTAAAGATGTGGGTCCGGCTCTTCTTCACGCACAGTTTCTTGAGAGCGAATCGCTTCCCAAAAATCACGGCAGAACGATTGAATGGCGTAAATGGACTGACTTTGAGAAGCAGACCACTCCCGTTACCGAGGGCGTAACTCCCAAGCCGATGAAACTTTCCGTAAATCCCGTTCGTGCGGAACTTTCGCAGTTTATCGGCTGGGTGCTTCTTACCGATCAGGTGCAGCTTATGACCATCGACAATGTTCTTGTCGAATATACCGAGAAACTCTCTCAGAATGCAAAGCTTTCTCTTGATACCATTACCAGAGAGAGAATTATCGCAGGTAACGACGATCAGAACAATGTTGCTTTTGCAGGCGGCGCGACCTCAATTTCCGGGCTTACCGCGACTTCGCTCATCACACCTGCAGATGTTGCCAAAATGGCTACTCTGCTCAAGAACAACAACGCTCCCAAGATTGACGGCGCTTATGTGGCTATCATTCATCCCGCTGTTGCTCTCGATCTGATGACTAACGAAAACTGGCTTGATGTTACAAGGTATTCCGCGGCTACACGAATATTCGACGGCGAAATCGGCAAGCTTTACGGCGTAAGATTTGTAGAGAGCACCGAGGCAAAATTTACGCCCGCTGCAGGTGGCAATGTTGCATATTTCACTTGCCTCTTCTTCGGCAGAGGCTTCGGCAAGAAAGTCGCTATCAACAGCGAGAACGCAAGAATTATCGTTAAGCCCGTCGGCTCTTCCGGCTCCGAGGATCCCGGTGAGCAGAGAGGCTCGGTTGCGTGGAAGGTTGACGGCTACACCGCTGCGGTAACCAATCCTGCGTATCTGTTTAAGTATTATTGTACTTCATCGGTCGCCGCAAGCGTAGCAGCAAACTAATAAAATGGGGAGACTGAATGTCTCCCCTAAACTTTTATAAGGAGTAACAAAAATGGCAGAAAAAACCGAAAAAACCGTTAAAAAAACTGACGGCAAGGTAACTATCAGAATTCCCAAAGTACCCGGTCAGAAGGTACAGGAGGATGTAGTGATCTCAATATGGGGCAAAAGATACCAGATACAGAGAGGTGTTGATGTATCCGTCCCTAAAGAGGTTGCGGAGGCATTCGCGCTTTGGCAGAGCGAACGCGACGAGGCAAACCGAATCGAATTTGAACTGTCAGAAACTTAATTGCTCGGGGAGGGGCAACACCCTCCCCTGATTCCTAAAACGGGGTGATAATATGACAGCACAGCAGGCAATAGAAAGAGCAAACGAAATGAAAGCGGGCAACGCCGTGCCCGATGAGCTTAAACTTGAATGGCTCACAGAACTTGACGGCATGATTTATAAAGATTGTGTACTCACACATCTGCACGATTTTAGGTTTTCCAAATGGTGGACTTACGAGGACGGCAAATGGATATTCAAGGCCGCTCCGAAATATACGCAGGATAACTCGGACGAAACGCTTATCGCGGATGCGCCCGACGAAGCCGTTTATATATACTGGCTAATGTCGAAAATAGACCTGTTTTCACAGGAAGAACATAGATACAATGTGGATTTCGCACAGTTTGAGGACGCTTTCAGGGTATTCAAGGCAAGATACCACAGAACGCATACTCCCGTGCCGAATCCGTCAATTAAAGTAGGTGTTTTCAGATGACTTACATTGAGGAACAGCAGACCTCGGTCGATATGATATCGGAGTTTTGCGGCTATAATCATAATCCCGTCATAAGCGAAAATGAGTTTTTTGATATGGAGAATATGACGGGCGACGGATACCCCGTCATAAGAACAAGGGATAAAAGAGGAATAATGCCTCTGCCGCTCGAAAACGCCTATTTGCTCGGCATAGAAGGAAAGAAAAAACCTTTTGTGCTCTGGTCTGATAATTCGGGCTTATTTCCCGGATCGGGAGCAAAAAATCTTTATGAAGTAACGGAAATCGGAGAAGCCGAAGCCGACGCTCCGAGCGGAGAAGTATTGCCCGACAACCCTACAAGCGGACAATATTTTCGCCTTAACGGAGAATTAAAAAAATATATCTATCAGTATTTTAATTCATATCCGGGCGGAGAGCGTAAAGAATGGATAACCGCAAGATTTGATAAGAGTATTTCGGCGGTGAGCGCTGAATCTATGAGCAATAATACCTATGTAGCTATCGCCGATATTACCGCAAGCCCTTCGTCCACATGGATTAACGGAAGAGGCTATACAAATAACTATCCGTTTTTCTTTGAGGTGGCGGATAATCCTACTCTGCTGGGGATAACAATTCAATGCCTCAATTACAGTTACAGAGATATCAGTAATAACGACGAAGATCTCGAAATAATAGCAGAAGAAGAGCATGCAACGGTAATCCGCTCGGATGATCTTGACAAAATGAGCGAATTCTTAATGGGCAAGCCCGTATATTTCTGCAATAGCGATAACTTAACCATAGGGAATAAATTACGCTCTGCTCCTCTGCATATTGTAGGTGTTTCAAATTACAGAAAAAACAGCTCGGGGAGATGGTGCTATGTCTATTTCGAGAAGTCCGAGGTTGAAGCACAAGGAATAAGCGGTCTGCTCGGTCAGCATTTTTTCGACGAAATCGGCGCAGCACCGATATTAACCGTTAAAACATCAGATATTAAGAACGCTTTTGATAAAAACTACGGTGGCAACGGATATGTGGCTTTCTGCGATTTAGAATCAAGAGAACTTGAAAATGTCACAAACATAGGTGAGATATCCGAAGGTGAAAAAAGCCTTGTATCAATGGGCGCAAATGTAATCGTTTTTCCAGACAAAAAGATTATAAACACGCTGAAAACAGAAGAAGAGCAATTTTCGGATATACAGAATCTTGAAATTGAGAAAACTTTCAGCAGTGCCAGTGCATATATGAAAGCGAACGGAACAAATGTAAGTTCGGCTGTTTCAGGGTCAATATTGCCCACGAATCCCACAGACGGTCAGTATTTCATTGAGACGGGAGACACGGTGGTAATCAAACAATATTCTGAAGCTCTCGGCAGATGGGCTACTCACACATCATATTTGTATATCAATTTCGGCGAAGCACACGGCTTTAATCGAGGCGACGCCGTAAAGATAGAATGTGATTCCATCACCAATCACTTAATGGCTCAAAAAAGTTTTGTCATAAGTGATGCAACCTCAAATACAATAACTGTACAATGCACTTATAAAGACAAAATGTCAGCGCTTTCAAATCTTAACATTACAGTTAAAAGAGTGTTGCCGGATATGGACTTCATCATTGAATCCAACAACAGATTATGGGGCTGCCATTACGGCTTGAATGGCGACGGTGAAATGATCAACGAGATATTTGCCTCAAAGCTCGGCGACCCGTTTAACTGGTATTATTTCGCCAATACAAGCATTGATTCCTATTATGTTTCGCTGGGTGCGGACGGAGAATTTACGGGTGCGGTCAATTATCAGGGAACGCCCGTATTTTTCAGGCAGAATTGTATTCACAGGATATTAGGCGACTATCCCGCGCAATATCAAATCAAAACGCTTGAGGGCTACGGTGTGCGTAAAAGCTGCCACAAGAGCATTTCCGTTATGAATGATATTGTTTATTACCTTTCGCCTATGGGTATGGTGATGTATAACGGCGGTATTCCCGTATCAATAGCGGAGCCTTTCGGCAGCATCAAATATACCGATTGCGTAAGCGGAGATATCGGGAACAACCTCTATTGCTCAATGAAAGACGAAAATGACAAATGGAATATGTTTGTATTCGATGACAGCTCGGGAAGATGGCACAGAGAGGACGACCTGCGTGTTACGGATTTCTGCATTTACGGCGACGAGCTTCTCTGCGTGAGCAATAAAAAAATCGTCTCAATCAACGGTTTGTACGGAGATAAAGAGGATGATTTCGAGTGGATGATCCAAACGGGCGAAATCGGATATTCTTCTCCGATGAGAAAGCACCTTTTAAGAGCGGTTATGAGAGTGACGCTCGGCATTTCGTCAAGAGCAAAAATTGAAATTCAGTATGATAATGACGGAATATGGCGTTATATCAATGAACTGAGACCGACGGGCAAAATGAAAGGATATGCGGTGCCTGTTATCCCTCACCGCTGCGATCATTTTTCGTTAAGAGTAAGAGGAAAAGGTATTTTTACTCTGCAATCTCTCACGAGATTCTGGAATGAAGGGAGCGAATACGATTGAGCAAAGTATATAAAACTCCCCTGTATAAATCTCAGCCTGTTGAGAAAAAGGTAGGTCTGGAGGATTTATCTCCCGAGCTTGCAGATTCAATAGGAGATTTTACCGTCAGAAATTCAGAGACGACAAGCACAGAAAAGAATTTTGATACGGGAGATACCGATCCTGCTTCAAGCGTTGTTTTCAGAAACAAAAAAGGCGGCGATTTGTATGATTTTATGGCCTTGCTCGGCGTGGATAACATAAATGACCTTGCAAATATCGTGGACAACAAAGGAAGCGGAGGAGGAAGTTCTCCGATTCCTGTAGGTGTAGATACTCTGTATTTTTACGGCAAAACTGATCTTTCTGATGCAAGTAATAAGTTCGATACATGGCCTGCACCAACAGACAACGGCAAAGGCTTTTATGTCCCGATTCAATCGGTTACAGGAAGTGTTATTCAGCTGCCGCCCAATACAATAACGGCGGAGTGGTATGAAGAGAAAAAATTTATGCAGCGCGACGGAGTGAGTAGTTATATCTTGCTCAGAAGCGCTACAGACAGTAATAAATTTGCTTGTGCAACGATGCTCACAGCGGATGTCTCTTCCCAGACAATCACTATCTATGAAATAAGCGATTTTTTCTGGAACACGACATTAACGGAAGTGACTGCAGGGGATTTTTGCTATGTGGATTATGTGCCTGTTGGGAGTAGTCGTGAGCTAATTACACCGAGAGTAAATTGGAGCCATCACATAATAATTAGAGAATGGGAATACCATTACTCGCCTATGACATTTATATCTTCGCTTTGGAAAACAAGTGATTTTGCATTTAGCGAATATCAGGCTAAATCCGGCAATCCTCAATATACTGAGCTTGGAGGGAAAAGTCCTGTTTATCTAAGATGTACTGAGGTGCCAACCTCAATGACTTTATTGGAGATTGACGCTCCTATCGGATGTACATATCAAACTTCCTCTAACGGAGTAATAAAAGATTTATGTTCTGTCAATGTTATACCTCTGCCCGATTCAGTTTTAAGTGCCTTTGAAGGCGGCACCTATAATATGACTTGGTCTGTCACCTATGCTTCAGGGCGGGTATCTAAATTCAACACAGACGCACGGTATGCAGACGGTAAAGGTAATTGCGATGTTTTTTATGTTGATTCTGCGGGAGATGTTGTCTATTACATAGATAACATAACGAAAAAGACAGGAAGCGTATCCGAGATAACCGACGGTCAGCTTACGGATATAGGTAATTGTTTACTGATAAGAAATCAGGGAGATTCACCCGGAATTGTACATATTTCAGTCAAGGCTCATTCGCAGTTGAGCTTTGTAGGTAAAATGACAGGATCGAGTATATATTCGACGGCTGCAGGCAAACTTTTAAGCGACATAAATGAATTCGTAGAATATCGCAACAACTTCATTGAATAAGGAGAGTGATTTTATGGCACTTTCAAAAAGAATAACGGATTTTCATAAGAGAGGAATGCAGGCGGTAAAAAGAGCGGCTGAAGCCCAAAACAAGCCCTCTCATTATGTCGGCAACGGCGGATATAACGGCTATGAGCGAATCGTAACAAACAAGAGCTTCAATCCCGTTCACGGCAATGCCGCCGCCGATTATGCGAGCAATTACGGCTCAAATTACAGCGCGCCGAGCTATAATTCATCGGGTAGCACATTTACAAAAGCTCCTTCGGCAACGGTTGCTTCGGCGGCTCCCTCCGCCTCAAAGGCTTCTGCGGCTCCGAGGGCGCAGGCGAACGCCGAGGAATTCAATTCACCGTGGAGCGATAAACTACAGGCTATGTATGATCAGATAGCCAATCGCCCGAAATTCAGCTACGACCAGGCGAGCGATCCGCTCTATCAGCAGTATGCGGAAATGTACCGCAAAAACGCTCAGCTCGCTATGGATGATACGGTAGGCAGAGCAGCGGCGCTTACGGGCGGATACGGTAATTCCTACGCCGAAACCGCGGGGCAGGCTATGTATAATCAGCAGATGGATAACCTCAACGCCCGCGCTCTTGACCTCTATAATGCCGCGCTTGATACATACGAAGCGGAGAATCAGAATCTGTATAACAAATTCAACCTTGCGGGGCAGATGTATAACAATGATTATAACGAATGGAGAGCAAGGATAGCGGACAGCCAGTGGGCGCAGAATTATGATTTTAACGCCTGGCAGGCCGATGTTGCCAATCAGCAATGGGCGGATAACTACAGATTCAATGCGTGGCAGGCAGACACGGCAAATCAGCAGTGGGCGGATAATTATAACTTCAACGCCTGGCAGGCGGATACCGCAAATCAGCAATGGCAGACACAGTTTGACTATGACCGCTATCTGAATGACCGTAATTATAACTATCAGTTGAGCAGGGACGCCGAATCCGACAGACGCTACAATACCGAATGGGAATATCAGCTTGACAGAGACAGAGTGGCGGACGCGAGGTACGCCGATGAAACAGCTTATAACAGAGCTATGGACGCGAGGGATTATAACTATCAGTTAAGCAGGGATGCCGTAGGTGATGCGAGATACGCCGATGAAACAGCATACAACCGTAGGCAAGACGACCTCAGCAGAGCCTTACAGTATTATCAGGCGGGCTATGACCCCACAACAGGCGGAAGGTCTGTACAGTCGCAGCTTGAATACCTTGCCGCGAACGGTAACACCGAAGGTGTAAAGGCTTATGTAAACGGTCTTTCGGGGCTTTCAAAATCACAGAAGGATTCGCTTATCAAACAGTATGCGGGCGGAAATACCAAAATTGAGGATAATTCGACTTATAAGCTGATTGTTGAAGGAAACACAAAGACCGCTAACGATATGATGGGCATTGACTACAACCGCACGGGTGATAAATACAAATTCGGTGCGCTTGTGCCGTCCGCCTTTGAGAAAAACAGCAGCTTAAACAAGAAATACGATTCTTATGAGGAATACCTTGATGCTGCATTAGATAAGGCAAAGGGGTTATCAGAGGCAGAAAAGACATATATTCTTTTCCAGTTGACGCAGTAAGGAGTTGGTATAATGTCAAGCAGACTTGAAAGAGTGTCACGAGTTGCAGCGACGATGCGAAACGATGATACGAGCAGACTGGGGCGGGTGCGTAGGCTGAACGGCGAATCATCGCTCGACACAGTCAGGGCAAGGAGCAAAGCTGCACAGAAAAAAGCAAACGAGGAAGAGGCAATCAGAAGAATGAAATATGCCTCCCAGGTGTCTGCGCAAGCTCAGCTCACCCCTGCCGAGAGGTACGCGCAGGAGCGCATATCTCCAAACCGCAAGCTTAACGCTATGGAGCGGAGATTAGACCCCGGTACAAGCGTACAGACAGCCAATTCCGCAAAGCGCGAATTTGAGCGTGATACCGATAATTTGGTAAAGGCAAAGAATGTAAGTCAAGATAATACGAATCTTGCCTCTAAAAGTCTTTATGCTGCTTTTTCATCTCCGAAATCCGAAGCTAATTACAAAAACTTAGCCGAAGAATACCGCAAAAAATATAACATCAAAAGCGATGAAGAGTTTAATAACGCTCTTAAATATCGTGAATATGAAAATGCCCGTAACAAAGCAACCCAAGAGGAAGCGGTGAAAAAGGCGGCATATAACAAGTATGATAATCTTCCCGATGAAGGCAAAGAGCTTGTAAAGCAGGCGTACGGCAACACCAAATACGATAAATCAAGCTCGGCGCAGATTGAGGACAGGATTTCGGGCAATATCATTTCTAAACTGGACGCGAGAGACGCCGCGAAAGAAAAGCTCAAAAAGCAGTATAACCTTACCGATGATGACCTCAAGGATATCAAAAAAGGCTATAAGGATTCCAAGAAATACGGCACTCCGATAACGCAGGATGAAGATTTAACGGCCAGATATGACAGCCTTGATATGAACGCAAAAGACCTGCTCGATAAGGCGTATATTTCTGTTGTAGGCGGACAAACCGCGAACGGAATGCAGAGGAAATACGCCGACGACGCAATATCGGAGCTTCAATCAAATTACGGATTGTCGCAGAATGAGATATCACAGCTCGCGATATACCGCAAACGCCATAAGGACGAGACGATCGGCAACAAGGAATTTGCCGAGGAACAGGGCAAGAGAGCCGCACAGGACGCAACATCAATTGCGAGCATTGCTTCAATCGGCACCAATGTAATCGGCGCAGTAGCCAGCCCGATAGCAAAACTTCAGGATTATGCGGAAAATAAAGCGCTTGAAAGAGCCGGTTACAGCGGCGATTTGACGATCAACACAGAAAATCCCTACTATATGCCCGCAAGATTCACCAAAGCCATAAGGCAGCAGAGAGGCGAGGATTTAGACACCTACTGGAATAACAAGCTCGGCACAGACAACCATGTTGCAAGCTTTGTGTATCAGACGGTTATGAGCGGCGCGGATTCGCTTGTTGCCGCGAGGATCGGAAGCCTTTTCCCCTCTGTAAATTTCGGCGGAACGATCAACGGAGTAAAGAATACTATCTCGCTCGGAGCTGCAGCAGAGGGAGCCACCTACTCAATGGGTGTGGGCGGTCTTATGCTCGGTATGGGAGCGGGAACGGATACGATGCTTGAACTCGCCGATAAAGGTGCTTCGGCGCAGACGGCGGTAATGGGCGGTCTTGTATCGGGCGCTTTTGAAATGCTCTTTGAGGATTTATCCATTTCACGGTTAGGCACATTCAAGGGCATAGAAGCGATGAATATGGCAAAGGGCTGGTCTAAGCAGGCGATCAAACAGAATGTAAAAATCGCCGCCGAAAAGCTTCTCGGCTCCACCGTTACCAACGCTTCGGAAGAGGGATTGACGGAACTTGCCAACCTTATATATGACACTTTCGCAAACGGCGATATGTCTCAGTATGCGGAGTATTACAATGACGCTGTAGCAAGTGGTATGTCTCCCGATGAAGCGAGGCGTGAAGCCTTAAAGGATATGACCTTGCAGGTGCTTGAAGCCGCTGCCGGCGGCGCTCTTATGGGCGCGGGATTCGGCGTAGGTGGTGCAGTAAAACTTAACGCCCAGAGAAACACAACATATGCGATGTCCCCTGATGGTTTGGTGCCGGTGACACCTAAAGCAAAAGGAAGAGCAATAACCGCCGCCGGGCGCGTAGGGGAAACACTTCAGGCAGCAGATGTTGTTGGAGGTACGGCGCAGGAATATAAAAATCAACTTCTTGATAAAGCTGGAAGCAAGGCAAAGCTTACCGAGAAAGAAATAGGTAAGATTGCTCTTGAAACTCAGTTTGCAACAGAGGGTGATGAAGAAAAAAGAAAAGCCCTTCAGTCCTTTAGAGAAGAGGCTGATCTTAAAAGAACGGATTACAAACAAGGCATAACCGAGGGAGCAAACAGGACAAGATTTGCAATAACAAATTCTCCCATTACGGTAGACGGCAAAAGAACAACTATTAATGGCAATAATAAGATTGATACAGAAGGCAATGTGTTTACGGACGGAAAAAATGGTCTTGAGTTCAAAACAGGCGACGGCAGAACGGTTGAACTTACAAGCCAAACTGCCTCGCAAATCGAAAATAGTGACGCAAGATCTCTTGCATTATTTGCAGTAAATCACAATCTCAAAGCCAAGAGTGCCAACCTTTTGTTTAACACCTATGACGGTGAGTATTTAACCGGCGACCACGCGTCGGCTTTCTTAAATATATATCGCCAGGGTGCACTTGGTACAAAAAATAAAGCACTTATTAAATACTATTCTGAATCTCTTTCCAAATTCACCGCTGATCAGGCAAACGAAATAATGAATGCGGGACTTGAAGAAAAGGAATTCACACCCGGTGCAACTGATTTCCGCATAACGGAAAAGAAGAACAACTTTGTCAACCTTCAGGTGAAAATAATGGATAGCATCGCGAAGGCGCTGAACAAAGAACTTATTGTAACCGATGACCTCTTTGATGAGTATACAAGAGAAGATGGCACGAAGGGATACCGTGCCCTTAACGGCACATATATCAAAGGAGATAACAGGATAATCCTTTCGGCTAAAGCTGACAACGGACTTCTTCTTTCGTTCCTCGCTCACGAAATGGGTCATGAAATGAAGAACACCGACAGCGATGCTTTTGGCAGGCTTGAGAATGTGGTCAAGTCTTATTATACGCCCGAAGAATTTGAAGAGATGAAGGCTGAGTTCGTTCTCAAGGGATACAAGGAGAGCGAAGCTGAGGAGGAAATTATTGCCAACGCGCTCTTCAAGGTATGGGATAAGGATACAATCAAGAAGGTTATAGGTAAGAACAAGTCTCTTGCGGTCAAACTTTATAACCTTGTCGATAAGATTTCAAAGACTTATGAGAAGGCTATTCAGAGATTTACTACCGGCACCGACAGATACGGCAACGCAAGGAACGCCGATGTAAAGAAGCTTATTGACAACAAGCAGTACATGGATGATGTCAAGAAAGTATTTACCGAATACATAGGGAATATGCGGAGCGGTAAATATGATACAACAGCAGAAGGCGGTTTAAACGCTATAGCGAATCCCGCAGAAAAAGAGGTTGTGAAGGAGTTCGGAGACGACCTCGGAGAGGTAACAACCGACGAAGAAGGCGACCTTGTTCTTGCTGCGGACAAAGACAAAAAAACCGCCATGTACTCCTATAGCACATGGCAGGACAGAGGAAGAGAAGAACTAATCGGACTGCTTAAAGCAAAAGGGCATACTGCAACAGAGATTAAGGATGTCATTTCCCAGATTGAGGACGCGGCTGACTATCTCAAAATTCTTGCCGCAGGTGATGCAAAGAACGCCGGATACGATGCACTCGCAGACCATCTTATAGCAGATGTTGTCACGGATGTTGCAAACGGCAAGCAGATTGTTTCGGCTCTTGTTCCCAACGGAGATTATCCCGTGAACATAGACCTCGCTCTTATTTGCAAGAAGAGAGTAGCTTACATGAAGCTTCTCAACTATCTTGTAGGCGAAGGCGTTCTTGAGGATGTCAAATTCGGCGGCGAGGCAATCGCGGATGTAAATAAAGTCCTGAGGGACAGCGGATTTGAAACTGCTTGCCTTGGATGCTTTGTTGAATCCAGAAGATTGCAGATACAGACTTGGGGCGAAACCATCGCTCAGGAATGGAACGCTGCGGTAGACAAGGTCAGAAAGAACGCTCCTTATTTCAACTTCTCCGATAAAGAGGGAGCAGCTAATCTTACCGACGATGAAATTAATGATCTTGAGAGCTGGCTTAACAAACAGACTAAGAACGACAAAGGCAATGTAAAAGCTCCCGGCAAGACACCCACAACAAAAGCGGGCAATCTTCTTAAGATGTTGCAGAAAACGGGAGAAGGAGAAGCATTCAACGCTCTGGCAAGGAAGATTACAGTCGGAGATTTGATCACTCCTCAGGGACTCACCAAGCTTCGTTCTGTAAGCGGAGAACTGTTCTCATTTGTTAAATCGAGATACGGTGCTGCATCTCCGAAGATCGTTCAGGATTTCAATCCCTATAACAGCGAAATCGCAATGATGACGTTTGAAGCTGTTAAGCAGATTACAGGCAAGAGTATATCGGGATCAAAATCCTATCTCAATGCTGCCAAGGAAGAGCTTGCAGATTCAAAGCCTCCGAAGAAGGATAAAGCAGGGCTTGAGAAATGGAATGCCGATGTACAGAATCTCGCATTGCAGAAATATTTCAAGGATATCGGCGGCATAAGAATACAGTCGTTCTCTGACTTTATGATTGAGAATGTATTCGATTATCTTCAGATAGTTGCCGATCTCTCCGCCAGAGATTTCACAATGCACGGATACACCAAAGAAGCAGTAGCGCTTCGACTGTTCGGTATGACGGGCATTAAATGGAACGGCTCTCTCATAGCTCACGTTGATCCTAAAATGGGCAAAGAGTTTGCGGGACTTATGCCTGCGTCTGAAGCAAAGGCTCACAGGGGAATACTTGTTAAGGTTGACGGCAAGGAGTATGCCATAGGATTCGACGATTATGAGAGGCACAGCAAGTTTGATAAGAACAGTTTCATTCAGTCGATCGGATACAAGGATATCGTAGCCCTCCAATGTGATAAGAGATATTCACCTTATGTTGGCTCTATCTGTATAGGCGTATCGGACAACCAAATTGAGGCAATGCTTGATTGCGACTTAATCCGAATGATTATCCCGTATCACGCTTCAGGTATGCTTCCTGAATTTGCGAATCTCATAGGCGTCGATATGTATACCGATTACACGAACTATCAGAATACGGGTCTCGGCGTGAACTTGTTCGACGTTAACGGCAATCCCGTTACGGAACTTGTAATAGGTAAGAACGAGAAGGGCGAGAACAAGTATGCAGGCAATAAGCAGGTTGTTGATCACTTCGAGTGGAATGCAAAGGTACAGGAACTCGGAGACGCTAAAGCGGCAGCTAAGGCATATCTTGAATGGTGTCAGGAACAGCATTCCGTTTTCAATGAAAAGGGCGACCTGATAGGATACGCCACATATGAGCCAAAATTCTCCAAATTCAGCAAACACGAAAACTATTATAAGCTGCTTGAAGATTTCAACAGCTATGATAGTATAACGGGCGCAAGCGCAGTTCAGGATGCAGTCAAGATGAATCTTCCCTCAAAGGATAATAAGCTTACTGCAAAGGAACTTGCAGAGTATAAGCAGGCACTTAAAAAGACCGGGCTGTTTTCCGACTCGGAGATTGAAAAGTATGCAAAAAAAGCTCAGATGTCGTTCCAAGATATAATCAAGGAATCGGTTGATGAGAGAATCGCATACAACAAGATGACCGAGCCTATCAAACAGGAGACATTTGAAAAGGTTAAAAACCTCTTGCTTGAGAAATACAACCGCGAAGGAAACAGAGCGGCGAGTATAGAGGATTATCTCAACGCTCAGAAGAATCCCAAGACGAAGAGCACGCTCCAGCCCGTTGAAGGAGCATATGGAAACAAGAACTCTATTTCAGATCGTGAGTATTTTGACGCTATTGAAAAATACGGCGAGGACAGCGAAGAGGTTGCCAAGATGGTTGAGGACTATCTTGAGAGTCAGGGCTATAACTCACCGAGGCTTTGGCACGGAACTCCTCATTTTGGCTTTACCGATTTTGAGCTTGACAGAATGAATGACAAACAGAGTATTTTCTTGACATCTGAAATAGATATGGCAGGAAGTTATTCCTCTGTAAGCGGAACAAGAAGAATTGCAGACAGAAACAAGGATTATACGAAGGCAACAAACGAGAATCTTATCAATGAGTTTAACCAAGAAATGTCTCAAAGGCTTATCAATCCGTCGGTGGCAACGCTGTTCACCGAAAACGATCTCAATGAGCTTAAGCAAGACCTTAACGATGCCATAAATCAGCTTAATGATAATGCTGACGAATTGCTTTCAATGGTTACAGAACAGTTAGCGACAGACTTTGATGAGGACTTAGCTGACCTTCATAGAGATTTAGCATTATTAAAAGAAGAACTTGAAAAAGACGAGCCAAATTATAGAGCAATTCTGGATGCGCTATACGATGTTAGAGGCGATGGTGCAGCAAGGTATATTCCTTACACCTCAATAAAAAGCGTAAAATCCTTCTTTGATAATATGGTGCCCTTAAAAAAAGCGGTTGAACTGATAGTGTCGCCTTCTGTTCCAACCGTAAATCGGATAGATGAAAAAACATCTGTTCCGGACAATGTTTTCCTTATATCAGAAGGAAGAGACGAATTTTCTTTCTGGAACAGAAGCAGAATGGAAAAAGAGGTTGAGAATCGAATTGGTAATAAAGGTAACTATGCGGTCAAAGCTAAACTTGGTAATTCTCTTGTAATAGATGCAAAGGGCGCACAATGGCACAGCATACCTTTTGATTACTCGGAAGAATTGCCGACAAAAGAAAACTGTGAAGTTTGGCGAATGGATAACGGATATAAACTGGTTAGCAAGATAACAAACGAAACAATCACAGCTGTGTCTGCTAAGCGCGTGGATGAAGTGGCACATACTGACGCAGAAAGGCTGGACCTTTTATATAACCACGCTGTAGCAAGGAAAAAGCAGAGTTCGGGAGCAACGGCTAACACAAGAGAAATATCAGCGTTTGCCAGAAATAACGGATATGACAGCGTGGTTATTAAAAACGTTTATGACGACGGCGGGAGAAGCACAAAAGGCACATCGCCTGCTGCAGATGTCTACATTATCTTCGACCCCAACTCTGTTAAATCTCTTGACCCTATAACCTACGATGATGATGGAAAAATAATCCCTCTCTCCCAGAGAGCTAACCCAGAAGAGAAGGATATAAGGTATTCTTACTCCGACAGGGAATACTTCGACGCAATAGAGAGATATGGAGAAGATAGCAAAGAAGTTTCCGAAATCGTAAGAAAAACCGCTGAAAGGAACGGATATAAGGGATTAAATTTGTATCACGGAACAGACGGTAGGAAGGCTCCGTTTGGATTTACTAAAATCGACTTTGGCTTTTCCGATGATGGTCAAACCTTCTTTATGACCGACTCTATCGAAGGGGCGGCTACTTATTCTGGAACGAGAAAACCGAGAAAGATATCGGATACAACGGAAAAACTCGACGTGAAGTCTGACAAGGCATACCAAAAATATCTTGATAAAAGATATGAGGTTGCCCAGCAGCTTGCCGACGAAATTGGATGGACGCCAAACGAGTATAGCTGGTTGCAAGGCGACATTGAGCACGCATTGGAAACCGTTGCAAACAGATACTATGACGGATATATAATGTTCGATAGACTCGGAGAAAATGCGCAAAACGAAATTAAAAGCAGATTAAACGAAACATTTGAAAACAGCGATGTTGACTTTGATGTTCGTTCTTCAGAATACTGGGAAGATATTAAAGATTTAGCGGAGACATGGTGGGACTATTTTGATGCCACGACGGACTATGACCAATCCAATCAGGGAATTTACAGCCTGTATGCGAACACGGACAATTACCTCGAATTTGACGCAGAAGGCAGAGTGTGGAGAGACCTACCAAACAAGCTTAAAATTGCTGGCGAAAGCGGAGACGCTATAAAGACAAGGGATGTTGCAAAATACGCCCTTGATAATGGATATAGCGGAGTGATAATCCGCAACGTTATCGATAATGGAAATTACGGAGACACCCCGCCAATTAATGTCTATGTGGCTTTCTCGTCTAATCAGGTCAAATCCGCCGATCCCGTAACCTACGATGACCAAGGCAACATCATACCTCTTTCGGAGAGATTTAATTCGGAGAATGAGGATATCAGGTACTCTTATTCTGATAGGGAGGATTCCGACGGCAACAAGCTTACAACTGAGCAGGAAAGTTTCTTTGAAAAATCAAAAATCCGTGACGAGAACGGCAACTTACTTGTCGTCTATCACGGAACGGATGAAGATTTCACAGTATTCGATAAGACCAAGGGCAGGTCTACAATGGACATTCAGGGAATGTTCTTCTCTCCTTGGGAGATTGATGCAGGTGGCTACGGACAGAATGTCGGCAAGTATTATCTCAACATTACGAATCCCGCTCCCGAAAGTGCCGCTTATAAAGCCCTTAATATGTATAAGGGACAGAACAACGCGGGCGTTAAGGCGAGAGAGTATCTTGAAAAGCTCGGCTATGACGGAGTTAATAACGGCAACGAAGAATACATTGCATTCAACCCCAACCAAATAAAGCGCGTGGACAATCTAAATCCGACAGAGAACGAGGATATCAGGTTTAGCAGAAGAGAAATTATTCGCGTGGATGTAGAAGGCGTAGAGCCGGCAACAGATAAGGAATCAATTAACCTCGATGTTTTAGATGCAAGAAATCTTGCGAGATATTACTCTGATGTTACTGATGTGCTGTATGGGAAAATGCCGACCAACAAGTTGCTTTTAATAGGAAAACCTCCTGAGATTTTGGCAAAGTATCTTAAATCTACAAAAGCGCTTTATATTCCACAGTCATCTGTTAAGAAAGCAGTATTAACAACGGAGGAAAACAACGGAAAAAAGGGACATGGGCTTGGTAGAATAGTAATAGATGACCTCCCATATCAATTTAGTAAGCCGTTAGCTATCACCGGCAATACCAGCCATCACGAAGCTCTTAACGATAATAGTATTGTCGTTTGGACTGATTGGCTTACCGATGCAAAAAAACCCATAATAGTTCCAATTAGAATTGATGCAGACGGCAATGTTGGTCTTTATAATAATGTTAATACTGTGTTTGCCGCTTATGATGCTGATTATGCAGCAGACTTATTAAGGAACGGTAATATTCTTTATACAGAAAATGGAAAGAGCATCCAAGAACTGCTTGATGCTCAGGGGCGAGAAGTGCCCAAGAGTCAAGCAATGGATGCTCCTACAAGTATAATAGCACATCCTAATGCAAAAAGTCAAGACAAAAACTCCCTCTCCGAGCGCGGAGACATTGACGAATACGAAGCCGAACAGCTTCTCAATACCGCAAAGGGCGAGGATGCCAAAGCCATCGTTGACGCAGTTGACCGTGAACTTCTCGGAGATGCAATGGGATACGGACGAATGCTCGGAGAGCAGAAGAGAAAGACCGAGCAGAAGGTCAAAGATCAGCGCAGGAAAGATGTTGAATACTATAATCGCAGAATGAAAGAAATCCGCGCTGACAGAGACCAGAAGCTTATGGCGCTGAAAATGCTTCAGAGGCAGAAAGAAATCGAACGGAGAGAGTTCAACAAGAGACAGGATTACAAAGGACAGATTATCCGTAAGTATGAAAAGCTTCAGAAGATGCTGCTTCATCCCACAGAAAATCAGCACGTTCCGGCGGATCTTGTCCATTCAATCGCAGATTTCCTTGAATACATAACTCCGAATTTCCTTCAGGAGCAGTACCGCAAAGATGGAACTACCATTAAGAAGAGAGAAAAGAACAACAACCGCTTAATGGATTTGGTTTATGCTTACGGCAAGATTAAAGAAGAATATGAGGATGTTTATGACGAAGAGGTCTATAATCTCCTTCAGGAAGCGTCAAACTCCTTCGGCAAGAAAACAATCGATGAGATGGACTCCTATGAGCTGTCGGATATCAACAACCTTCTCGGAGCAATTGAACACACCATAAGAAGGGCGAACAAGGCTATTGTGGAAGGCAAGGAGAGAGATGCTTTTGCTCTTGCACGTAATCTTGTCAGGCAGAGTGACGAGGGCAAAAAGAAGCAGTCAAACTTCTTCAAGAGGATTCTGTGGGCGCAGTTGAGTCCTTATTCAATATTCCATGCAATGTCCAATTATGAGGACGGCGGATGGATGGATATGTATAAGATTCTTAACGAAGGTCAGCTCCGCAAGACTCAGATTCAGGTCGATGTTGTTGACGCCTTCAAAGACCTTATGGACAACAAAGAACTCGACAAGCTGTCCGACTATAAAAACGGTCTTGTAGATGTCGGCTTAATCGGAGAAAACAACCAGCCCGTGAAGATTACAAGAGGATTTATGCTTGCGCTCTATCTTCACCTCCAGAACGAGCAGAACAGGAAGCATATTGCCGAGGGCGGATTAACCATCCCCGACTTCGAAAAGTATTACAAGGGCAATATGGAAGCGTGGGGCAACGAAATCACAAGAACACTCGCGATAAACGGAAACCTCTTCCGGCTTCACGGTGAACAGAACAGACTCAGGGAACTCAAGAGGGCTTCAGACTCTGACGAGATTAAGGCGAGATACGATGACGAAATAGCAGAACTCGAAAGCCAAATGAACGAACTCCGTGCGGATGCCGACAGATTTATGGATGACATAATGGTCAGGATTGAATCACAGTTGACTGGTTATGAAAGAAAATTCATAGATAAGGCAAGATGGTTTTTCAATGACTATTCCAAGAAAACCCTCAACGATGCAACGATGAAAATGTATGGCTTCAAAAAGGCGTCGGAAGAAAACTATATGCCGATTATATCGGACAGCGATTTCCTTAACGCGCAGTTCGAATCGGTTGTCAGGGATGCCTCGCTTGAGAACATGGGCTTCATGAAAGAAAGAGTAAAGGGCGCAAACAACGCCATCAAACTCTTTGACCTTACCGATGTTATCAACGCACAGCTCAACAAGGTTTCCAAGTATGCCGGACTCGCTCCCGCAATTAAAGAGTTCAATAATGTTTACAATAAGAAATTCTTTACCGATGGCAGAAAGACAAGCGTTCAGGAAGCTTCGAAGCGCAGATTTGGTGTATACGGACAGAACTACATTGAGTATTTGCTGGCAGACCTTCAGGGCGGCAGAAAAGCCAAAGGATCGACAAAAGTATTCTCGCAGTTAAGAGGCAATTCCTATCAGGCGGCGCTTCTTCTCAATCTCAGGGTTTCTATGGCGCAGGCGGCATCGTATCCTACAGCCGCGGCAGAAATAGGTTGGGAGCCGTTGAGAAAAGCTCTTCTTAAAGGTGGCAAAGACGGAAAGATAATTTCCAAAGCCGACAGAAAACTCATCGATGTCTATACCCCTCTTCTGGCAAACAGATTTACCGGGGGATCGTCCACAGACATAACGAATGTCAAGAACACAAATCTTCATACGCTGAGCGGAATCAACAACCGAATCCTTCAGCGCACAAGAGCAGCTACAGACTGGATTCAGATGGTCGATACCGCTACTGTAGGAAGGCTGTGGAGCGCCGCGGAATACTATGTTGACGAGCATTACAATCTTGAAAAAGGCTCTAAGGAAGAAATAGAAAACGGTCAAAGCGAGTATTACAAGAAGGTAGCGGAGGTATTCAACCGAATAGTTGAAAGAACTCAGCCCTCTTATACCACTATGCAGAGACCTGAACTCCTCAGAAATCCCAACGAGATGCTGAAGATGTTCACAATGTTCATGACACAGCGAGCGCAGAACTTCAACCTTGTTTATGACTCTGTAGGCAAATTCCTTCACGAAAACGAGAAGAGAAAATCAGGAGTATATGATGTAACCGATTATGCCGAAGCAAAGAGCGCTATGGGCAGAGCTGTAGCTTCGCAGGCAATAGCCGGGGTAACGCTTGCCGTTATGAAAGCCGCGGCAGACGCGATTCAGCATAACATGAAGGGATATAAAGACGATGACGACGATATAACCCTTTGGAGTGTGCTTGAGAGAATCTTCAAGACCTTCCTTGAAAGCGAAGTATCCAATATGGTAGGCGGCTCTGAATTGTTCTCGTTTGTCGAGAGCACCATAACAAAGAGCACCTATTACGGCGTTACTGCAAACGTGGCGGGATCAATTGAGGATATGACAACGGCCATAGGCAATCTCTTCAAAAACGGAGTGAATGCTAAGTCGCTGACAAGAGTTGCAACCTCTTCGGGTATGATAATAGGCATACCGGCATCTCAGATGAAGAAATGGATTGAGATGTTTGTGGGCTGGGGACAGGATATAGCGGACGGTGGAGAGATTTATTCCAATGCCGGAAGCTCATCGGCAAAGAACGCCTCAACAAAGATGGTCAAGCAGTTCCTCAACGGAGATATGGAAAGCTACAGAAAAACCCGCGAGGGTCTTAAAGGAGAAAACGCGAGCACAGTCAAATCCCACATAATTACATATCTCAGAGAGAACTATGTTGACGGCAAGCTGACAGATTCGGAGGTAAGGCGCGTTTTGGAATATGTTTACGGAATGTCATCAACGAATATAAACAAGAAACTTGATGAATTCAGAAAGCGTAAAAACGGCACCTATGAGCCGAAAGAAACCAAAAAATGGGGCGAGGAGTAATCCTCGCTCCGTTACATAAGGAGATGATGAAATGTTAGTTGAGCAGAAATTTTCTCTGGAGCTTACGAAAAACGGGCGACAGAGAACGATTTATGCCAAACAGGGGGAGGCAAGCGCCCGAAAGCTTAAAATCACTCTGACGGTGAGTGGCGAGGTGATCTCGCTGGAGGGCTACTCGATCAAAGCGTTCTTTGACGATGAGACATACCTCAATGTTGAGAGCACCGGCAATCCCGTATCTCTCACTATCCCCTCCGCACTCTGCGGCGAAGCGGGCGAAAGAGTGATTGAACTTCAGCTCGTGAGCGGCGGCGAAACGGTATATTCCCCTCAGTTTACGGTAATCGTGGAGGAAACTATCGGAGCCGAAGCATCAAGTGAGCCTATCGGGGAGACAGTGCAGTATGAGCCGTTGCTTGCAACCGCAGGAGATTATTCGGGCACGATTGACGGAGACGAGAAAATCCCGATTTATGACCCCGATGTCGGTGCGACAAGGCTATTTCCTTTATCGGAAATGGCTTCTGCCGATGATGTCGAGGATTTGTCCGAGGGGCTTGACGGCAAGGTTGATAAGGTCACGGGCAAGGGGCTGTCAACCAACGACTACGACGCAACCGAAAAAGCAAATGTAGCGGCGAACACTCTGGCAAGGCACACTCACAGCAACAAAACCGTTCTTGATAAATTCGGAGAGAGCGGAGGCAGCCCGACCTACGACGGTAATCCCATAGGCGGAGGCGGAGCAGTCAACGATGTGCAGGACAGCGAGGGAAATTCCATTGTTGATCCCGAAACAAAAATAGCGACGCTTCCCGAATATGAGAGCAATATTGTTGATGTTCAAGACGAAGAGGGCAACAGTCTTGTTAATGCCGAGA